TAATCTATAAGTTTTCTTTCATCATTTGTGTGTTCATCTCCTAATGCTGACAACGCCATATGTAAGTGGTCTAATATTACAAAGTCCACGTCACATGATTTAGCCATGTATCTTATTTTAGAGAGCAAGTTATCTGCAACTGTACTGCCAAAGTGATTATACAAATAGAACTTACCACTGCCCACAGTATCGTTAAATGTCTTACGTAATTCTTCTTCACTAATGCCCTCTCTAGTTAAGTGTAATGGTTTTTTTAATTCAACTCCCATAATGCCTAAAGCACTACGCTTGATACTTTCTTCTAATGCAATGTAGCCAACAGAAAACTTTTGCTTAATTAAATCTAAAGCTACATGACGACAGAAAGAACTTTTACCAACACCACTACCTGCGGTGATAGTTACTAACTCTCCTTTTCGTAAACCATGCGTCTTAGCATTTAAACATTCAAAAGGGTATTGTGCTGTAACATGTTTTTCTTCTTTCACTACATCATTCCAAATGTCAGTACCTAAAACTATTCCATCAGGTCTGTAAGGTTTAGCGTCCCACATTGCTCGTGTTAGTTCTGCACTACGTCCTGCAATTTGCATTTCGTTAGCATCTTTTAATGGCAGAGTTGCAATCTTGGCTTTATTAGGTGAGAGAAGTTTTGCACATTCTACTGCACTTTTTTTGCCATGTTCGTCTTGGTCAAACATAAAGACGCAACTCTCATATCCTTCCAAGAATTCGAGAGACTTTTGAATATCTTTTTTTGCACCTGCCGCACCTGATTTAATAGATACTACAGGGAAACGATTTTGGTTAAGCATAGACATTGTTAATGCGTCTATCTCACCTTCTGTAATGACAATAAGTTTACCTTTGCCACTCCATAAGTGTTGTCCAAATAATCCTGATTGTTTTGCGTCACCTAACCATTGAAATTCTTTGCTAGGGTATCTTAATTTTTGTGCTACTAAGTTTTTGTCTTTATCATAATAGTTTGCTATTTGGCATGGTCTTCCAAACCAAGAGCCTACTTGATAATTAAATTTCTGTGTTGTTGCTAAATCTATTTTTCTTTTTGGTAACGGAGCAATCTCTCCTGTAATAAAATTTGTAACTTTATCTGTCTGTGTTTGTGTAGGTGGTGTCAATGTGTTTCCTTTTGTGTGTTTGTTACATGAAAAACAATAAGAATGAGTATCGTACACAGCGTTTGCGTCACTGCTTCCACAGTTTTCACATGGGCTGTGATATAAAAATTCACTTTCAGTTTGGTTCATAATGTAATAATTTTGGTTTTTAATTTTAGAAATTTTGGCATTGTGGCGGAATGGTTACGCAGTGGATTGCAAATCTACCTATCCCAGTTCGATTCTGGGCAATGCCTCCAACAGGTTTGAGGTAACTTCAGTCTCCCTCCATTACCCCATAAACGACAAAGCCCTCAACTATTTCTAGCAAAGGGCTTCATCTACAAACACTATGCCAACAACTCTGAAACATCAAAGTTGGGACACAGAATGGAGTTGGTCACATCTCTATGACCCACAACGCTGACTGTATACTTCTGTTTCAACTCTTTTACAAGATTTACCAGAGAGGTATATTGTTTGAACGTATAGTTACAGTCTGGCGTATTCTCAATGGACTTGCCTCCTATTAAGCAAATACCAATAGAATTTTTATTAGTTATATTAGGATTACCTTCTACATGAACTCCTGATAACAAAATGTCTCTACCTTCTTGAACTGTACCATCACGTTTAATTATGTAATGAAAAGCACAAGAAAATAATCCTTGTTTTCTGTGTTCTGTATCTAAATCTTTAACATCTAAATTTTCTTTCGGAGTAGTGTGGCTTGAATGAACTATAACGTAAGAAGTCTCTTTTCTTTGATTGCTCATATCCACTCCATTGGTATGTGTTTATCTGCATATTGAAAACCATATTTCTCGCACCACATGGCGTAAGTAGTTGCAGACTTTTTACTTATTCTACTTTTTGAATTACTAAATATAAATCTAATGTCTATCTCTGGGTGTTGTTCTTTTACTAATCTCATTTTTTGTCTATCAGCAGAAGTAAACAAACCTTTTGTTTCTATAAAAATATTCTTATCTATCAAATGAAAGTCAGGGGTATAAGTGTGTATTTTTTCTGGTTTAGTATATTTCAACTTAACTTTTTCATACTCATACTTTACACTATTAGCTTTTAACTCTTGTGAGATTGCTATTTCTAGCCCTGACCTGAAGCCATATTTAAAACCGACTTGATTAGAAGTCAGTGTTCTCTTGAACTTCATTTTCAAATGTTTTATCTACTTCTGGTGCAACATAACCATCTTCAACTTTGTCAAAACCATGTCCTGCTGAATTTGCATTTCCGCCTTCAACCAATTTAGTTATCTGCACTGCTCTTAGTCTTAATGAAACACCTGCACCTGCCATAGCTGTAAAGTATGGTATCAGTTCCGCAGAAACTTTCATTTCACTACCAGACCAAATACTTATATCGGTCATGGGCTTACCTTGACTGTCAAAGATTGCAACTTTGTTTGGAATAACTTTTCCATCTTTAGTTATAATTTTTGCTTTAGTTTTGAATTTAAAGATTAAGTTTCCAGTTGGTTTTCCTTCAACATATTCTTCTTCAAAAGGTAAGTTTGCTTTCTTAACTTCTTTACCATTGGCTTTTTCTGCTCCAATAGTTACTGCTTTCTTAACTTCATCATTAATGCTTTTAACAATCGCTTGTCCTTCTTTTGCATTAACAATTAAGTTTGTCTTATAATGTCCTGTCTCATCAAATTTTGTGTCAGGGACATTTAACCAACAAAACTGTGATACACCTACAGGTGTTACAATTTTTGCATAGTTCATTTTACTCATCTTCGTCCTTTGTTATTGGTTCTATGATTTCTCCGTCCATTACTCTTGCCACTAGAACGTCTAGGGGTTGGTAATCAGCAGGATAATCTTTGTCGTATTTGTCACTCATTTTTACTCCAGTGTTTGTTATTTACTATGATGGGTACTTTAATACACTATCCGATAGCGGATAGGTTTAGGCAAAGAAAAACTTAGCTTTTTCTAGTACACCAATATCCAATGAGCCTTTTTCAGGCACGTTAGGCAGTTTTACCCTTAACTTTTCAGGTAGTTGTTTTTCAACATCATCTTTAAAGTCTTGCAGTACGTCATGTTTGGTAAAGATATTCATAAAAGCCTTTCTGATACTTTCATTTAGTTTATCAATGTCACAAGCATTTGTGGCATAGCTGTCATGCACATTACAAAAGTTTTCTATTCCTGCTTCTTTTGCAATATTAACAGTTTCAATCATACAGGCACTATCAATGGAATGAACCAGATTAGGTGCTACTGCATTTTTCATACGCAACTTGTCTGTTAAATCAGTTTCAGCATTGATACGAGGTTTGATAACTTCTCCCATCAACATTGCTTTAACTCTTTTAGATTTCATTTCAGGATAACTTTGAAAAACTGGAAATCCAACAGGTGTCACCCATGTAATCGGCAGTTGTTCTTGTGAAACAATTTTAGCAATCTCCTGAAGATACTTCATTCCACTTCTAGCTGAAGTTAAATTATCTCCTATGCTGTCCCAGATAACACTTGCTAAATAACTAGCAGGTTTAAACATATCATTTTCAAATGGGTGTAGTTCTCCTTTATCTTTTCTTTTAGTTAAATCTTCCACAACAAAATCTGTACAAGAAAATCTAGTAGAGCCATAACAGATAGTCATAATACTTCTCTTAGTAGTAGACCTTTTGACACCATAGTTTAACCATGCGTTAGCATAAGGCTTACCTTCGGTCTCATCTTTTTTAAGTTTTTCAATAACTGTGTCAGCTACTAATTGATAAATGTCTTGGGGTTTATCAGTGTCTAATAGATTTACCATCTTTCCTGCTTTAGCGTCTTTAAGCATTAAAGAGTAAATTTGCAAACCGTTACATGAACCATCAACATTGACAGGTATGTAAGAAATAAAACCTTCTCCTTCTTTTAAAAACCTAGACCACTCATCACAAAATGCTAAAAATTGAAAAGCATTACTTGCGTCTTCCCATTGTCTATTAGCTAATGGGTCTGAAGCACAAGCTACAATCATAGCTTCATTATCTTTAGTCCATTGTTCTCTTTCTTCAAATGCTACTTTGTCGTTACCCCACATGTTTGCTCCATGCACAGCTAACCAAAAGACACCTCTATTCTCTGTAGTGATAGGCTTACCTTTAGCAAAGTTTAATAATGCTTTAGCACCGTTAATAGATTGATAGTTAAGAAACGCAGGAACACAATATGCTCTGCCTCTAAAATCTAATTGTATTGGAAAAAATAAAGTAGCAAAACTTTTAAATTTATCTGCTAACCAAATAATCTTTGCAAACAATAACCTTTTAGAAAACATACGGTTATTCTCTGTGTGAGTAATAACAGCTTCTTTCTTCCAAGCCTTTCTACTGACTTCATTAGTGTCAATATCAAGAGGTTTGTTAGGTATCTCTTTGTTTTTAGTTGAAGGCATACCACCTACAGATAGACCTTTGTCCCAAGCCTGTTTCATTACATCTAAGATAAAGTGATTAACCTTATATGCTGTAGATTGCATAGCATTTACTGCATTATAGACCTTTGGCATGTCATAGTTTTGCAACTCTTTTTGAAACAATTTTTTGCCTAAACCATGCTGTTTAACAAGGTTTAACTCTGGGAGTTCCTTAGTCCAATAACCGCCACCTACAGTGCTGTCCCATGATTTACAAGGCATTACAGTGGGCATGTACTCAGGGTTTAAGAGTTCATTAAAGCTGTTTCTCTCTTTAATCCAATCTCTAGTTTTCTGAGTTTGTTTAATGACTTTGGTTTTTTTATGCTTAACAGTCTCAGTCTTAATCTCTATCATTCCTGTGGCATAAATCATTAACTCAACCAAACGCAATCCAACGTGTAATTTCTCAGGAGTAGTCCATTCTTCCCATTTCATTACTTCGTCACGTTTAGCACTTTCTTTTAGCTTTCTTCTTTTATAGGTATAATTCCAACTTCTTCTATCCAAGTCTTGACGTACCGTTTGGTATAACTCTGGGTTTAATAGCTTAAAATTCTTTAATGCTATTTCAGTTTCTACTTTACCACCTAAAGTTATGCAGGTAGCAGTGAGAGGTCTATTTTGGGAGATTGTGTTTATGATTGATTTTGCGGTAATGAGTGCCAAGATTTCTGGCTCAACTTCGCAAATTTTAATGAAGGCAAGAGGTGGCTTTTTTACAATGTTCTTTGATGTGTCGTCTATCCATTGGGAGATTTCGGTAGCAAGTTTTCTAATGGTATTAGCAACCATAACTTTACCGTAAGAGGTAACGCTTTCTTCTTCTCTATTGATGTGAGATTGTAGCCTTGTGTTCGTCCTGTGAACGCCTGAGACAGCCATGTCTTTCTCATTGGCTAGTTGGTCTTTGAATGTAGGTAATACTTCTATTAGCTTCTGCATGTTTATAACTCCTATGTATGTGTGTTATGTTTTGGGTATCTATAAGGGGAACTTTTATGTATTCACCAAAGGATTGGTGTACAATTTAGGTTTAGTCCTTTGCACGTTGTTGTAACTTATGCTAAAGAATAGTTGAGTGTTTACTAGCTTAATAACAGATGTAGGTATCTATAAACGGATAAGACACAAGGATTGCAAATCCTATTGCATTAATCCGATAGAGAATACGTCTATTCTACTATCATTACTAGGTAACATATAACAACTATCCTTTAACATTTACTAATCCTTTAACGGTTACGCATTTTTGTTAATCGCATTTAGGACATTTACTGCACCCATAAGGTTATTTGGTATCAAATGGGCATATCTTTTTATCATCTTCCATGACTTATGACCTAGCATTGCACCAATCATGTGAAGTTCTACTTGACCTGATTGAGCCATACGAGTTGCACAAGTATGTCGTAAACAGTGAATTACAAATTCTTTGTCTTCTTGTAAGTTCATTGCTTTTCTTAGTCTTCTCCAAGTATTCTCACACGTCCAATATTTTAGATGTGAAAACACAAGGTCGTTTCTTTCCGCAGTTAGCAATAGTCTATCAACTATAGCTTTGGCTCTGTTTGTTAGTGGTATTCCTCTAGCTTCACCATTCTTAGTGACACTAGATGGCAGGTTAATAACAGTGTGTCCGTTATTATCATGCACCATCAACTTCTTAATAGATAGAGCCTCGCCTAAACGCATTCCTGTATCAATTAAGAATAAAAAGAACTCTAAATAACTGACCATATTCCACTCAGTCAATAATCTAATTATTTCTTTTTCTTCCATTGGTTCTAGGTAGCGTTCACGACCATTATCTTCGCTTTGCCATTCAATATAAGGCATTCTATCGAGGTGATAGATTGACTGTCTTTTGTTGGCATAACGTAACATCTTAGAGATTGCGGACATGTAACGATTAACAGTAGCAGGAGCAAACCCTCTGTCTTCAAGAGTGTCTACAATTTGTGCTATGTGTGTATCGTTAACTTCAGTTACAAGCATTCCACGTCCAAGCATTTCTATTACTTTTTCGCCTCGTTTTGATTGCAACTTTTCCCAACCTTTAAGTGTTAACTTGCGGTGTATCTCCGTTAGCAACTTGTGATTTCTTGGTTGCATACATACCGCCTTCCATTGTTATTTGACCATATCAGACAAAGTGTTAAACACTCGTCTGCCTTTTGCAGTTAAACGCACAAGTTTTCTTCTACGTTCTTCTGGGTCTTCAAAAGATTGTAATAGACCTATTCCAATACCGTCTCTAGTTCTGTCACCAAGTTTGTAACAGTTCCTAGAAACTGATGATTGGGCTATGTCTAACTTCTGAGATATAGTCTGCATACTAACTCCGTCTGCACCACTATATAGACAAACATAAAAGAAAACCGCTATTGTTTGGCTTTCCATATGGCTGTCAAATTTACGCATTTCTTCTATTATTTTTAATAGGTTCAATCCGTTTATCATTAGTCAAGTTCCTTCGCTTTATAGCTTTCTGTCGTCCTCAAAATAATGGAAAAAGTTTTTCCAAAAGTTTGATGTAGATTATTTTACGATACATACAACCTGTATTTTCCAAAATCAATTACAGTTTCGTATTTATCTTTCGTAACTTTTAGATTACTCCAAATACTATATTTTTCAATATAGATTTTAAAAAGAATAAAATTTATTGTCATAGTATTCCTTTTGTTAAGTTATATTTGGTGCATTTTGTTTATTATGAATGTAACAAACGTTACCATTCAAAACACTTTTATGTATTAATCGCAGTTTTCTACTGGCTAATTGAGTACAATGTATTGACATATTTCTCCTTTCTTTTTGCTTATGCTATCCTGTCACACATAGTATGTGCAATAGGAAAATATCCGTTATTAACATGCAAAATACACCGTCTAGTCCTTAGACGGCATTTCGGCTATTAAAGCCTCGTCAGTTTTGCTTTTTTAAAGTTCCATCAAGCCTCCGTTGTTGATTTTTGGATTTCATTTGTAAGTGCAATAATAGGCGGTGTCTCTGCGTTGATAATA